TTTTTTTTTTTTTTTTTTTTTTTTTTTTTTAGGAAATATTAAAAACCAATTGATCGAATCAAAAAATAAAAACAAAATTTTAAATATGAATTTTGCAGACGAAGAACCCATCGTCCAATAAGGGTTCATGCAGGGCAGTCCAATAACCCTGTTGCGCCGATCCAATTGGCGCTCACGACGGTCTGCTCGTCGCATATCTTTAGATTTTTCTGTATTTTTCTGCTTAAACCTATACTACCTCTATAAGCATCTACTATTTTCTATAAAATCAAAGCAACCTATCTAATGCATAGCAAAACTTATTCTCTACTACTTACTCTAACTTTTTACTGGTTTTCCATTTTCTGCTTACACCTATACTACCTCTATATGCAGCTAACTACTTACTCTAGCTTTTTATTCGTTTTTCTGTTTTCTGCTTACACCTAACTACCACTATCAAAACTTATTTTCTAATTTACACTACTTACTCTAACTTTTTATTCGGTTTTCCATTTTTCTGCTTACACCTAAGTTACCTATAATACCTAACTAAGTTATCTATAATACCTCAGCATGCTGGGACCACACCAAAGTTATCTGGTAAAACATCTAATTATGGTGACCACCAGTAGTATCCCCAGGAACAAGAAGACAAATGTCCCAATACTCGTTCCCAATCCGGTCACCCAATTCATCGCAGTGGCGGACAGGTTAGGCATGTCGTTCGACATGTGCTGAGCCGCGAAAGGGACAATGTGATCCTTCGGCGGTTCGCACTTGGTATCGCACGTCACGTGTGCAGAACACAGTTGGACGTCAAAGGACGGCGATGCCAAGGCTGTTGAGTAGTGGAACGTTATTTCTGCTGTTCCACCTCCTGCGCCCACTGCTATCTCGGGTAAGTCCACCGTTGCCTCCTGAATAGCAACTATTTTCGATGCCGTGTGGATGGCACACTTCCCTGTGCGGTCTGCCATAAACCTCAGCTTCGCCACTCCGCCAAATCCTGCCGAGTGGGCGCAGCTGACATCTATGCATTGCAGATGGGATACCGCTGGTATATCAACTACTCTGGTGAACATCGCATCCGGGATGTCCACGCTAATGGGAATGTTGCCATAAGCGCAGTTATCTGCTCTCACTGGGTTCGTCTTTACCACACAGCCAAATGCTGCTTGCCTGTTCAGAGGCTCCCCTTTTTCTTGCATCCAATATTTAAACCCCGATGGTATCTGGGTATATGGTACATGTATGTTACCAGATGCCGGTCTGTCTAGCCTTAGGTGTGTCCTTGCATACAGGTCCTTACTATCTACTGTCCTACTCTGGATATCCCCAAAACGGCCTGGCTGCCCGGCACCGTAGGCCGGAAAATCATAATTATATACATCATCCTTATATACTACTATCTTAGGGTTAAATGGCGACCACGCCGCGGATATCGGTCCTAAAACAAATTTAGCCTGGCCAATTTGGAACGGTGTCTCCCCATTTACGTAAGCCTTAGCTCCTTGAGTGATGTTTCCCAACGTCACTTTTAGGGTGGCTGTAAGTGACGCTGTCTGTGTTTTGTAAGCCAATGCGTGTTCGTGCTTACACACTTCTGCACGTTCTACGTAGGCTTCACTCATCTGAGTGTTCTCACTAGAGCAAAAGCAGTATGCCCCTCCCCACATGTACGGGTACACTCCAGAATCAACCCTACACTGGTAATCGGGCATACTCCGTCCCGTGCATTCTACAGATCCGCAGCACTTAACGAAAGGGGAAGGCACTACAGTCTTGTACTCACATGTGATATAATCTAGTTCCAAAGATGGTATCAGACTAGACTGGAGCACTTCTATTTGCAGAATCATGGGCGCAAATCCGGGCTTGTTGATCAGGGCCTTGTAGGGTACTCCCACCTGATTCGACATCACAGCCGTGTGCTCGTAGGCCTGGGTCGGTGGGCTGGCCAGGCCTAGTATCACTAAAAAAGTCAAGCATAGACACTTCCTCAATCCACATAGGAGTACCAACGCAGCGGGTGCCCAAACCCACCACGGTGTCGGCTCGTATTGTTCGGCCCTTGCACCCTTGGCGCAGCACAACAGCCCCAGAATCAGAGGGACGCGAGATCCCGGCGCCAGTACATATGGAGTCAAGCATCGTGTTCTAGCGACTCTACAAGCACTGCACCCCACGCACATCATTACAAGAGTCACGGCAGCCGCCGTCACGCACGCCACCACTGTGGTTGTCGGGTGTGAGTGGTAGTAGTACGTAATTATCTCGTGTGGGTGTCCATGCGCGGATCCGGTGGTCGTGTGCTGCGCCCACCTTCTTTCAGGTTCATTGTTGCCCCATCTATATTCTATCCCCTCTTTGCTCACGGGAATCTGCACCTCCGTTGGCTCTGATATCCATCTGTTAACCGGGCGTGGTTCTGCTCCTAAATATCTATAGCTAAGCAGGGTCGGGTATTCGGGATGCAACACTAGCGTAAGCAATCCTCTAGCATGTTTTTCTATTGGCTTAGTTGCTACACTTACTCTACATGTGGTGTTAGTCAAAGGGAAAGGAACGTGTACCTTACCCTTTAGCTCTGTCTTTTCGTGCCTAGGCACGAATCTAGAGCTATACTGCCACACCTTCCCATCCACCACCGCGGCGTGGCACTTTGCTTCAGCGCACCCGGACAACACGACTTCACGGCTGGTCTCTGATTGCCTGTTACCGTCTTTGCATGAACAATTATACCTCACCGTCGCTCCCGACGGCGGTGTGATTGTAACATTATTTGATTGTACTTTAACAAGCGTCGCGTCCGGTATGTGCGGTGGCACATGCATCTCCAGGTTCTCATCTGTGACATCTGTCCATCTGGCATAGGTGGTACACGTAACATCTTTGCCGTGGTAGCGGCGGGCACTGTTTTTCTCTCTGCCTAAGAAGGGAAGTTTATGTACAAATGGGACCCTACACATCCTGTTTTTCTTGGAGGCGTCCATGAACGTAACACTCAGGCTGTCCCCAGGAGGACACCGAGCCAGAGCGAAATGACCCATAGTCGCAGTCACCTCACATTGGGCCGAAGTATACACTCTGAGGTTGTTCAGTGCATCCTTCACCTCGTGTCCCTCCATGTACCTTAGGTAAGTAGGTGCAGTGCTGTGATCCTTCTTAATCCCCACCTGCAAGGCAAATTGCACCTTCAGGGTCCCATCTGTAGCTTCATTGCGAATCCTTTCAATAGCCACCGGAGACTGGCATGACTCTCCATTACCACAGTCCGGACAGTAAGCAATGTAAGGCTGGGTGACCTTATACTCGTTGAAGTGCTGAGCAGCTCTGCGGTGCCTGCGAGAGCGGCAGTCAAGCGCGGCTTCAAACAACGAGTAATAGTCTGGGTTATCCACGTTCATACTCAGCATCGTTAGAGTTTTTTCCGGTTCTTCATCATAGCACACAGGCGGAGACAGGCAGGAAAAGATGGCAGCACCAAGAACGCAGGTGGCCGCCGCGGACCATTCGACGGATCCCTCTGGTGTAACCCTGGTCACCATGTCTTTGTTCCACGTGACCACTGATAGAGCTGTTCGGGCTCCTTCGTTGGCCCCTCCCAGCACTATTGCGACGACTCTTCCCTTGTTATCGAAGATCGGTCTACCGCTATCTCCTGGCTTGCCTGCTCCAGTCGGAATGGTGAACCTTCCGTTAGTATACTGGACTGCTCCGTGGTGCCAATTGTAATGACCCTCAGGCTTCTCGTGAGTGTACTTGGATGCATCGGAACGCATCTTCACCGGTATCTGTGCACACTCTAGGTCATACTTGCTAGATTTCTTGAAGCTGAGTTTAGCAAGTTCATCATTTTGGATAACCCCTTTTACGTGGGCTGGTTTCATCACTTTATCCCCAACCAAACATGCATATCCCGTCACCTCTCCATCTAACTTCACTTCAAAGATACAATCACTCTCTATTTTCATACACTTCCTTTCCCTTTTACCCGGCTTCTTCTTTGTCTTATCCTGTTTCTTTGTTTGCACTTGAGCATTCTTCTGATTGCTCTTTGGTTTCTGCTTCTTGCTCTTTTGCTGAGACTGCGTTGGTTGTTGTGGCTTTCTTCTTCGGTTCTGACGCGGCGGTCTGCTCGGCTGTGCGCGCGGTCTTTGCGCAAGCGCCAGACTACCTACCGCCTGTATTAGTTGTTGAATTTGCCTACCTTGTTCCACAACCGGGTTAAACCTAGGTCGTGGGCGTGGCGGCATTGCAAACGGGGGCGGTAAGGCTGGGAACGGCATAGCGAAAGGTCCTCTGAAGAAATCCATGGCGTAGCAGGCACAGTGTAGTAGCGTCACTCTGTGGCTGCTACAATTTAGGACCACCGTAGAGAACCCTTACGGGTCCCCTAATCATGTCGAAGTGCTTCCTAGTCTTCGACAGGGTTGCCATAGCCATCAAAGCAACATCCAGCCCCTGCACGCCGTACCTGGAATAAACTGCAGCACACACCTCAGACCGCAGACCTACCCTAAACCATCTCATCACCTCGTCACGGAGTGCTCGTCTGCGGTCCTCATCCTGCTCATCGTCCGCAGGCAGTGGTTTACCCAACTTAAACAGTCTCTTCAATGGGTCGGATACTCGGCACGCCGTGCCGGTCACAGCATCCTGTAGGATGAACCCGCCGCAGAAATACGGGTGTTTTTCTCCGATGACTGCGTCGATAATTTTCACCTCCATGTTCATCCAGGTGGCACACCTTTCTGCCATCAACTTATCTGAGACCACGCCATGCACGATGTTATCGTCCCCAATGAAGGCGGCACATCGCGACCCCGTCAATTTGGATTCTAGGACGCGACTAGCTATAACGACGTTAAGCAGCGTGTTAACAAATAACGTCAGAAACATTCCGGACTTCATCATGGCCCCAAACTTAAATTTGGTCCCAGTCGGCAGATGGATGCTGGTTATTTCCCCAAAGGCAATCTCTATCAGGTCAAGCAATCTGTCATCCACCCCGAGATCCTCCAAAATCATGAGGGCTGTCAACGCCAGAGAATCATCCTGGCTTTTGTCAAACGAAGCAATGTCCGTCTCCAGCACCTTATCCCCATTATGAAAATGCTCGGCTACTATTGCATCAAAATCCTCAGCCGACATATCGAATAAGGTATGGATATTAGGCAACAGCACTGCATTTAGCCGTCTGACCAACTCTCTGTGGATACCGCACATGTATGCGGTTGCGAGCGGTTCAGCAGCCTGTATAACCTGCACCTTCGGACGTTCTTCCGTGTGCTTCGTGCCTGGCGTAACCTTCACATCCCTCTTCATGTCCATGGTAAACCTATCCATGGGTACTTCTTGGAGTGGTATCAGGTTGTGTGTTTTTGCAAATAACGCAGCTGCTTTCGGCCCCTTCAGTTTAGTCACATACTGGGTCACGTTTTCAGTTGTTATCCTGATCGGCTTCTGTTTAAACTCTTCCCAGTATTCATTATTACATGCAAATTTTTTGAAACATTCCACATTAAACACTGCTGAGTCCAAGACAGGCAATTCCCGCATTTGTGTAACATTACAGTTACGTTTAGTAGCAGCTGCTAGCACATTCTGTAAGTTATTCTGGAAAGCGGACGGGACGGCGCTACGAATCTGAGGATCATGGTACGCATGCTTCTTTGGGAAGCTGCGTAGCTTGGAAGGGTTGAAGTTCGCCCTGTCCAGGCAACTCTCTGACCCATCCACCATGTCTAAATATGCGTCGTACTCATCCGTAATCTGGTAACTGGTCACTGTAGGGTAATTCTCCGTAAGTACGGCATTGCACGCGGCCACTGCTGTGCAAGCGCTTGATAGCTCTTCAACCACCGTTGCTGAATATTGTGGCCGCGGGTAGGTGACCCTGTACGTTGGTTCATGTTCTTCTGAGTCCAGATACTTATGTAATCCGCTTAAAAGTCGATTAATGGTCACTGCTTTCATGTTCTCCACTTTGCGGGATTGGTACCTGCTCCTGTTAGCAGCGGAAGGGACCAGCTGATGTCTCACTCTTAATTTCTCCTCAGCAGCTTCATCATACCGCGGTGGGTAGAATTTATCAGGCTTCACTTCATTGAGGATGGTTTCAGTACTATCATTCTGTCTGACCGACTTCTGTTGTAAGTGGCCGGGTCCTACGTCTGTTGAAAAGATGTAGGCCCCGGCTCGGCCTAGTCATTGCGGCAGGGCAAAGCTTCGCAGACGGATGGCCTCACTCTCTTCAGCTGTAAAATCCCCAAATGTAATCCTAACTCTGGGTTTCGCAATTGGTCTTTGGAGGATGTGCTCTACTTCACCCTCCGCGAAATCTCCAAATAACAGTGCGCTTGACGGGCAGAATTCCGGTGCTCTACCTCTAAATATTGTTCTTGGGCGAGGCACCGGTGTCTGTCTCCGTGGTGCAGACACAGGGATTACATGCTCTGGAGGTGGTGCATGTACCTCCACTTCTGTCACGCTCTCTACAATAGGAGCGTGAATAATCGGGGTATCAGTGATAGATTCAATATCCTCATCTAACGTTTGCCGGGCCATCGACCTGCGTGCTGCCGGTGGAGTGTCACAGATAATATCAAAAGTTACAGATGCCTGAGAACATGCGTCAGATGGTGTACGCACAGAACACACAGAAACGGAGTCTGATCTGGGGGCAACTACAGTGTATTTACGCGGGCTCACATGGTTGACAGTACCACTAGAAAATAGTAACACTTGCCCGCATTGTACCTTCTGTACTCCCTGGATCCGATACTTTGGCAACGGAAAAGAAGAGCACACTGCAAACTGTTTGGTCGACACGGCGCGAAGTCTCTGAACTCTTTCTGCTGTCATCGCAAGTCGACACAAGCATGGCACCGTTGCGACCGGGGACGATGAATCCTGATCTTCCACGGGGCATTTCTGCCTAATCTGGTCCATCGTCTCCCCCATAACGTACATGCATATTTGCTCGTTTGCATCTTCCACTTTTGGAAACATCGTGTAGATCTCAGCCATATCCATGGAGGTCTGATGGAACTTCGTCCCTTCAAGGTACGAATGTAATTTCCCGGTCTCTTTACTGTAACCTGGTCTTCCCACCAGGCTACTGAGCGGGTGAACCCTCACGACATCTAATGGCTCATCCACAGTCAGTGACAACGCCTCAGGTGTTTCACGTTGCCTGATCGCATCTGCAATTGTTCTTTCCCATTTCTTATCCCTGCAATAAATAGTAACATCTGCATCTGTGTTATCCATAGCGGTAAAAAGGTGGTTCAAGGACTGCATAAGCCTATCTTTACCGGCCGCATATATACCAGTAGACAGCAGCGGTATCGCCACGCTGGTGTAGTTTTCCTTATTCACCAAATCGGCAACCGCCTGGTATGCAGCTCTGAGTTGTTGTTCCCCTTCCAACTCAGTCACCTGATGGAAATTAGGTCCTACTGCATGGATCACCGGCCTAGGACTCTTGGTGAGCTTGGCTGTCCCTACGGGCGTGGCTGAACCCTTGAAGGCCGCGGGCCACTTCCTGCCGATAGCCCCGCAGACGCCTTCCCCTATCACGCCTCTGCTGTTAGCGGCATTCACCACCACTTCTTCTGTACAGTTTGCGATATCAGCTCTGCGCACGCGATATGCCGGTGCTGCCCCCGCTCTTGGCAAATGCTGAGCGTACGTCTCGTTCAGTGTCTTTAGTGTGAACGGTCTGTTGCGGTTGTCAAAGTGAGTAAATACCAAGTACATCTCGGTGTTACTGTTCACGCAAGGAGGGCGACACGCCCTCACCCTGCGGAACTTGCGACCGAGTGCACAGACAACCATCTCACTGAACCTATCTGCGTAGCCATAGCACTTAACCACAAGAGTCCCGCCCGGCCTCAGGTGCTTCACGGCGTCCCCCGCTAACATGTGCATTTTCAAAGCGTGGTCCTCGCACTGCAGGTAGTGGTGGCCTCTGTATGTAGTATCTTCAAGCACGGCCACTAGGTCGTACATTCCCATAACTGCAGGCAGACCCACGTCCAGATGGCACCTGATGTCGCCGTCATACTTGATATCAGATACCCACGTGACCTTACGCAAGGGCATACTCACTCTGCGGGGGGCCACCACTGCCACATCCTGCGCGACAAACTGCATCAGAAAATCCTCTACAGGTTTGCCTTGCAGCACCTCGTGCTGCAATACCAGCGGATGTGGTAGTCTCCTGTTAACGGGCACCACGTTGCACGTTGTTGACACTGGCTGTGCGACTCCCTCCGCAACCAACAGCTGTTGGTTTAATTTCCACTTGTTTTTGAGGTACGGGTGTCGTTGTTCCAGTCGGCGGGCCACCGCGTGATCAAAGCCGTACTTCTTGCCGCCTGGCTCGTTGTCCCAGTGGTTTTCTGTGTATCTCAGCGACACGGTGTCAGCAGAGAATAACCCGCTATCCAGATCGTAACCATAGAATCTTGTGCTGATCGCATTCAACGCCACTTCGGGTGAATATGCCTGATCTTCCTTGAACGGCGGAAGCAGCTCGCTCCACTGGTCTGCCGTCATTTGTATGCCTGCAGTGTCCAAGACAGGTTGCAGGGCCTTCGCCCAGCATACTCTACTTTTGCAGGCAAAGACATCGATCGGCGCATGCGCCCCTTCCAAAACAGACACTATTGCGTTGTGCTCGGCTTCCCACTCCTCGATCGTGGCGCTGAAATTGCCTGGCGGGACATTAGTCAGCACAGATATCCAAGGGTCTCCTGATGACGTTTTCCACACCAGACGATCCTCTGTCCTCGTCAGCAACACGTTGACATGCTCTGATTTTTCAGCATACAGCGGGTTCATGTTTACTTTTTGCCTGACTGCGTATACGCCCTTGCGTGTCAAACCTTGGGAGGCAGCTGCTGTCATAACCTCATGCCCGCGGTAATCTATCTCCAGCTGTTTAACCCACCCACGGAAGCACGTCAAAATCAGGTCACCTTTCTGTGGTTTGGTCTTTCCTGTTATATCAATCTCCACCGGTCTCGTGCAGGGGTTTGTAGTCCTCATTTTTCCACCATAATGCAATGTGGACACGATTGCCGTAATCGGCTGCGTACACCGACGTGATATGCTTTTATGGAACACCTGCGTGCAGATATCATGATTGTAATTGACCTTCAACTGCATCATGTTGAAGAATCCGCACTGCTTAGGGTCCCCACACAGCACAACTTTCTTTGATGGTTTGACAATAGAGATTAGCGCCAGCAGGGTACCTGCGTGGCATGCGAACGCCTCGTCGACGTACAAAGTCTCCGGTCTGCTCCTGCATCCATTCAGTAAGATGGAATCCACGGTCTTTGCAATGATAGTCATGTTTCTTTGCTTCTTCACATCATTGACTATCTCGGTGCAATTCTCCTTCTTTCCGCTGGTTACCAGATCCCTCGTGTTCACGAGAGACTTGATGATAGCAGACTTGCCGGAGCCAGGCACACCAAAAACTCCTATAATGGGTACCTTATGCACTGCGGAGGGGCGAATCCTTAGCCCCTCGTAAGCAAACTCGTGGTAGGGCGGGTTGGTAAGATCTCCCACCAGCACTAGACCGGAGGTCTGGTCCCTTTTTACGCACATCCCTTTGTCCACGTCGAATACGTACTCGTGGTCCACTGCTTCTGCATCCACATGATCATAGTTCTCCTCATCGGTGTTTAATGATGCCCCGTGCAGCGCTATGTGTTTCAGCTTGCGGTTCACAAATTCACGTTCGTTGTAAACCATTGTGGCGCTTTCGCTCAAGGCTTGAAAATCCGGTATTTCAAGGGCTGTTCCGGCGGGGAGTAATACTCGACCATCGTACCCTTCAACGGGGTACCTACCGGATCGGCCAGAATGAGTCATAATCTTTACCTGTTCAGCTAACTCATGCACGCACTCCAGCTTTGCACTTCGTAAGACCGTTTGGGGGGAGACAAGAAGGTATTCACCTATCATTGTGTCCCCGGCCTGGGCTGTGACCCTGACTGCTCGTCTGGGTGTCTCCACTACCCCAGCCCCTGCTCTCTCTAGGTCCTCGAAGTCCACCTGAATTTGCTCCACAGGTGGCGCTGTTGGCTGCAGAGCCGGTAATGCCTCTCTATCCAGTTCCGCTTCCCTCTCCTCATGGGCTTCCTGTTGCCTGTCCTGAGCCTCTTTAACGTCACTCTCCGTGATTGTCACGGTTTTCCGAGGCTTCACATTGTCTAACATCAGCTTGATTTTCGTGCACAATCCAATTGAAAGGCCCTCTGTCCACGGGCTCTTAAAGAGAAAACTGGAGTACTCTGACACAACTTTCACTATAGTCTGGGTCTCAGGCTTCTTGTACATGGTGTGGCTTTTTCTGATCTTAAATGTCCACATACAGCAACAAGTAAGCTCTCTCTCTCTGACTCCTAGCAATTTCTCATCTTCAAGATCCGCCCGATATTCTTTCGCCCACTTGCTAAAGGCCAGGGCGACGACTGGCAGCAGGTAATTCTTCATGGTGTTGGTGTTACGCTGTGTGCGGCCGTTAACCACAATCCTCTGGTTTAGCCCCACCAGCAGCTTCTGTGCGTCATCGGGGGAGACCTCAGTAGCTAAGATTCCTGTCATCTGATCACATAAAGTTGCTGGAACGTACGTACACACCGGGAATGATACCCTCTCTCCTCTGATGGTGTCCGTAACTTTACTGATCAAGAATCCTTCACTATGATATGTAACGGCATAGCCTGACGGTCTTCCGTACAGGCCTGGACACAGGCTGATCTTCTTCACCACGTATCCCTCGCACGATACAATTGTATCACAGCGCGCTGTGAAACTCTTCTTGCCCTTGAGGTGGAAGACTGATGGTAAATGCCAACTACGCAGCATTTCTCGGTTCTCTGTGTAAAGTGTCGAACCCACAGAGAACAGTATTTTACCGCTAGGACGTAACGCCTTCTTTCTTAGGATTGAGAGTCCCTTTCTACCGCCCTCTGTCAGACCGTTTGCACACAGTCCGATATTGCGCGCTTGCAAGACAGTCTCATCAGCCCAGTTAGTGGCGTACGATGGGTACGATCCTGCCAATGTAGGAAACATAAAGGGGGTCGTATCGAATCCTATCCAATACACTGTCCTCACACCCTTCACCGCTTGGTGGTAGATCGAGGTGGGTGCGTGCACTGCATATACATCCTGGTATACAGCTACATCCCCGCAAGTCCTACATGTACTGTCAGTATGCAGGCAGAACGAAGGCGACTCTTCATCCGGGCGTGCCATCACGTCTTTCAGATCTTTCAATTTAGCGGCTAGATTCCTGTCTGTTATTTCAAGACACTTCTCCTTCAGTTTGCGCGCGTAACCCATGATCCTGTCGGGATCTTCCGCAGTCTTCATCGGGCACACGCAGTGGTAAGTATGCTCAGAGTACATACGGCGCGCCGGTGCGCTGCCTATGTCAAGGATGGTGGCTTTCTTATCCACCTCCAACTCTATGAGCTTACTTGCAAGATGCGAAAACGCTCTTGCATTAGCATGGTCATTCGGTGTGACCTGCTCTGCAACGACTTCAAACTGGGGGAAACTTTTCTGCAACGTTTTGACAAACGGGCTATCCGCCTCAATGTCCACGTGTACAGTTGGTTTAGCCATGGTGAGCCGCGTAGTTGTTTGGTGCTTCGTCTCTCAACTCCGCACCAT